TCTCCATCTTTAACAAAGATACCATCGACCATCATACCTTTTCTATCTTTGATGTCGTTGTAAGCATACTCTAAACATTCATAGATTGTCAAATTATTTCGGACTGCTATGTTAATTAAGATTACAATTATATCTCCTATGTCATCTATAATAGTTAAATTTTTGCAGACACTATCTGAAAGCTCTCCTACTTCTTGTATAAGTTTTAGCACCTGTGCTTTGTCATCAGAACCATCAATAAGATTTCTATCTTGATGCCAGTTAGCTACTTTACCTATTAATGCAGGGAGGTCTCTGTCTTCAAAAGTTTTCATATTTTATCTACCGCTATAAAAGTTATAATTCCTGCCACTATAACTGCAACAAGTATTAAACCTTTCCAATCATCAGCGTCTTTGTAATCAAAGTTGCTCACCTTCACTCTCCTTTTTAAGTTCTGAAATCATTTGTTCTGATACAAACAAAAGTTTTATTGCATATACACACGCCGTCATACAAGCTATTGTTAATAATAAATTCATAATATTACATCCTTAAAACTAAAATAACATTTACGATTGTCAGCAGTACGGCCAACACAACCATAGTCCTAACTGTCTTAATAAATCTAGACTCAAACTTACTTGTCATCTCTGTCTTCTCTTCTTGAATCCAATTTGCCACCTTGAACAAGGTATTGGAGCATACCGATTTCATTGAGTCTTTGTTTACGTTTATCTTTTCTAACACTTGATACCTCCTGATACTGTTGTTTAAATATTCGATCAAAGTTTTTATTGTAGCTTGAATGATCGCTCACCCTCGAACGATCACCCTTGCCACCATGATTAGTATTACTCATTGCTACTCAACGACCAAGAACCAATACGACAAACTTCTCCATATCTATTAAGAACTTTTAAAGTATCGGAAATAATATTATGTCCTTCCTTTCTAAGCTCAAAAATTCTTGCAGATATTCGTGTAATACCTAGTTCATTATATGCGTTAAAAGTTGTAATGCTTCTACCAGTTTTTAAATAATCTAATACTCTATCTTTTTGTGCCATGTTGCTTCTCCTTTTTAAGTTAATTAATCTTTCGCTTCATAAACTTGTCCGATTGTTATTATAACAAAAGGAAAAAGAATTACTACTCCTTCAAAGGATGCAACTCTAGTTCCAATCCAATCATTACTAGTTATCCATACTGGTCTAGTTTCTGTAAATTCTAGATCAATACCAACACCGTTACGTAAACCGATGCTGAATGTGGTGTTACCAAATAGATTTAATGTCATGCGCTTTTCTCCGTGTATGGCTTGATGTACTCGCCAATAGTTAAGTCAGACGAAGTGATATGGTTTATAACTACAGCCCAGTCGCTTGGTGTCCAACGTGTTTTTTCACCACAAACTAAATCTAATATAGCGTTCTCTAGTTCGTGATCGCCTTTTTCAAAAATATAGCGCACCTTGAGATGCGCTTTAGAATTTAAGTTGAATGGTGCATCAGCTAACTTCATGCCGCTAACCTCAAGAACTTCTTAGAGTTTACTGCCTGTCTTATTACTTGCTGACGATCATTCTGGATTGATGCTATGTTGCGCTCACTGGACTGCCGAACAGCACCAAAGTGTGTTGACCAATCAGTCATCGCATTATACACAGCCCAATAGTTACAGCCTAAACGCTTTTTATATACCGCAGTGTATACTCTCCAGATATAATTAAGATTCTCGTTACGTCTTTTTAAGTTGTGTATAACATCGGCAGGGCTGTAACCACCATCAAGGCCGCTTGTATTTAGATTTACATTAAGCGCATCGGCAAAGAATTCAAATGCCGTCATATCACTTACCTCTTGACCCTGCCATTGTTGCCATAGCTCACGCTCTCTGTTGAAAACATCAAGGGACTTGACGATGATATTAGCACCATGCTCTATGTCTAAGGACTGTGTGTGCTTAGCTTTGTAGATTGCTACCTCGCCACTGACAAAGACCTGTAGATTTGTACACGCTGACTGTAAAGCGGCAACGCTAATCATAAACGGCCAAGTACCATCAAAGGATGATGTTGATAACAAACTAAGACTAGCTGTATCTCCGTCACCAGTTTGATAAGTATGAGCAGGGAGGTTGTACTGTACAAAACATCTAGCACCATCGTGACTGGTTCTTATTTGTTCTGTAAGTCCAACGGTATTTAGATCAGAACGCTCCAAGATATTTCGGGTATTGTCGATCATCTTCTTGGGTTCTACAGGCTTATATCCACGACCATGCACTCCCAACTCTGCCGCATTGTCAGTCCTATAGATTATATTTTTAGAACTTTCATAAGCATCTAAATAAATTAAAGGTGCAATCTCTATATCAAAATCAGCCGCACCATATCCGCCATCCCTTAAACTTTGGACAGCACTACCATTTGCAAACATATTAAAAATTGTACTCATTACATTTCTCCAGTTTGTTTAAACATTATATAACAATTAAATTACTAAATCAAGTTAAAAATAACTTGACAACTTTTTAAAACACATTATAATAACCTTCTAAGGTTTAGTAGAAACAACAACAGTAGTTGTTACTGTTACTACTAAATACTTTAAAGTCTACTAAGTATCTTTAACATCCTTAGTAGTTATTAATTCCGCTGATACAGGAGTTGTTTCTACAACACTAATACCATACTTGTTCCAATGTTTCCTAATATCAGGGTTGTTGGCATACTGCTGTGCCTCTTCAGGACTTGATGCCGCAACATCTACATAGTACCCAAGCAATTCTGACATAAGTACTTTGTATTTGTATACTGGTTTTGATGTATCTATGATACCTTTCATTGGTTTATAACCTCCATAGTTAGTGCTAACTGTTCTTGTATGGTGCGTAGTCTACGATAGTCACGACTTAAAACATCACTTGCTCTGTCGCTTAAATCTTCAATATTCATATCAGCATGAAGACAGTTCCGCATCTCTTCCAGTATAGCTATTAGAACTTCATAATTTTCTTCTGTAAGCACTGTTGCATCTCCTTTAAGTGTAACCATATTACTATTCTCCAAATTTATTTGTGTGTGTAAGTCCTCACTAACATAATCATATCCCATCCACTCTTTAATTTTACTCATTATCTTTCTATCGTAACTTTAAATTCGGTGGAGTCTAACTCTTCTTTGACAGCATCCATAACTTTAGTCTCTATGGCATCATCTATCATAACTTCAATGCTGTATGTATCTGGTATATCTTCTGTCGCTCTTTCTACCTCATACATTTCGGATTCTAGTGTTTCAATTCTTTCACTTAGTTCGTCAAGTCTCTCAGAATTATCTTCATTTTCTTTGCCTTCTAACTCTGCAATTCTATCAGACATTTCTTTAAACTTAGTTTCAAAAACTAAAACTTTACTTGATACTAAGATTCTTTCGTCTATCCAGTTCTCTACTGCTTCTAGTAGTGCTTTCATATTACTTTTACTCCAGTTTATTTAAATTATATACTCTATTCTACATTACCAGTACTTAATTACAACCACCAATTAAATAACTATAATGCACTTCACTTACATGGTAAGCATCTCTCCACTTAGTAGACTTAGTAGATAGATAACTACACCAACTGTTCCACAAATTCTCTGTACCATACTCATGGCAGATTTGAATATAGTTACGAATCTTTTTAAGATTGCCTTCTAAACCCTTGATACTCTTAGGGTTCTTGGCCAGTACAAAATCTTTAGCATCTAAGTTATACATCTTAATATTATGACTATCCATACAGCCAACTAAACCTGCTGTCAGTTGACACATAAATCCTGCTTTAGCCATTCCAAGACCATCAACTCGAAGAAATATCTTCATCAGGCTCATAGCTTTACTGGCATCTGTTTTGTTGCTGTTGATTACAGCCATGACTTGAGCATACATTTTATGCTTATTAGATTCTAGATATATGTAGGTGTCTTTCTTAAAACCCCAAAGAGCTTTAGCTTGTAGCTTATTAGTTCTAACATCTTGTAACTGCTCACCTATATTCAACCAAGGTTGACGGATGCTTAGTACTGTCATTAAAGTTACACTGCACATATTATCTGCTGATTGCTGTGCATAATGTTGTACTGCTTTAGCGTGTTGAATGTACATAGTTTTATCTCCAAAAAAAGCCCTCCGAAGAGGGCAAGCTAGGGGGTTTAAGATATCTTAGATTTCAAATAATTTAAAGCTTCTTTGGCTGTCAGGTCGTAATGACCCCAATTAAATACAGCTTTACCATCTTGGAAGGTCACAGTATGCCCTACATATTTTCTATCTTCATCGAATGTCGGGTTATCAACAGCCCATACAGCTATATCCCGAACACCACAAAAAGATACTAATTCACCACGTAATTCTACTGCTCGTTCCTGAACTGCTTTAATTTTATTAAACATTTTCAAGTTCCTCATTAACTATTTTACAGGCTAGATTCCAAGCCATCATTGCGGCAAGCCATGCTACAGCTTTCTCACTGCTACTAAAACTATTTAGTCTTTCTTTTAAGTCTTCCATATTTTCTGGCGTTACAAAAGCATCCTGACTCTTAATTTTATTTTCCATCGTCTTTCTCCTAAGTACTAGTTAATTTATTGAAGCCTACTACTAACGTAATAGGCTTTATAAATTTACTATACTTCAAGCCACTTCAAACCACAAACACTTGGAAAGAACTCTTCATTGTGCCTATTAGTTATATCAGACACCCAGACTCTTCCTGTGCTACCTTCTTTGTGAGGCGGTACTCCACCCTTGACTATATATCTATCGCCTCTAAAAGACACTACTAACTCCGAAGGATAGACATCTTCACCGCTTTTATCGTGGACTAACTTATAGCCTTTTTTGATTATATTCATAATCTCATTTCCTTAGATTTATTTAATATATCTATCTGTTGTTGGTTTAAAGCACAAACACTAAACGGATGTTTAAGTTCATAATTATATATTCTATTTGCGTTATCCCTATTGGGATTGGATTCAAATCTAACTAACAACTTTTCCATAATATTTCACCTTATAAATTCTATTTAGCCTGTAAGATTTTAAGCATTGCATCGAGCTTAGAATCCATATCAGAGACTTTAGTCTCAAGGATATCAACTCTGCTGTCAAGCTTCTTAGCTACGCTATTTACAACCTTAGTAGCTTTTTCTTTCGCTTTAGCCTTCGGCTTCTTGACCAAATCTAGGAATACCTTTGGAACTTCCTGATGCTCAAAGAAGTCTGTGACTTCACCATGAGTCATCTTGGTGTCGTGATCACCATAGAATTTATTCAGGATAGCATGATAGACTTTCTGTTTTCCAAATCTCTCCGAAGGAGATGTCGAGTCAATCCTTGCAAAGTGGCAAGCTACGCCATAGACTTGTTTGGCCGAAGCAATTCTGTTGTTGTCGATATTAACGAAGTTAATGTTGTTCATGGTCATTCTCCAAAAGGTTGGTTAGTCTCTTAATTAAATAACTTAAAAAGTCATAAATGACTTCTTTTTAAGTTATTTAATTAAGAGACTTACTTAGTATCTTCATAACCTTTTATAGGTTATGAAGATACTAAAAAATCTTTATAGTTTTAAAACTATAAAGGGTTTAGTCGTAGACTAAGTTTATTTGGTAAGTTGCTGAAAACTGTTTAGAATTTTAAAGTTTCTTAAAACTTTAAAGTCCTTTCAAGTCTCCCTAGTTTAGTAAACTAGAAATGAGGAGGGACTTCAAAGACTTTAAAGTCTTTGGAATCTTGTTAATTTACGTAGTAAATCTGGAAGGAGCTATAGAACTATGAAGACTTTTAAAGTCTTTACAGGCGGGGCAGGTGGCCATACCCCCACCCACCCATATATACACAATCATATACATTTTGGAAGGCTTTGGAGTGTATACCAGTTAGGCGCGGACCTTTAAAGTCTTTAAAGTCTAGGAGTATCTTTGAGGCGGGGGATGTAGATGAGATGGATGGTGATATATATATAGTTATACCCCGATGGGCTATAAGGATATTATACACCTAAAATCCTATTTTGTCAAGCTTTATTTTGTTTTTGTGCAAAAAAGACTTGACAAACCCCGAAATTACTGGTATACTATAGTATATGAAAACTAAAGAACTAACAGTTAAACAACAATCTTTTTTAGATCACTTAGTAGCCTGTGACGGTGACGCTAAGCAAGCCGCAAGATTAGCAGGCTATGCTGAAAACAGCCACCCGTCCGTAGTCAAAGCACTGAAGACCGAAATACTGGACATGGCTGAAAGCATCCTAGCGCAAAGCGCCCCTAAAGCCGCTTTAAAGCTTGTTCAAGTAATGGACAGCGATGCCCCTATCCCGCAAGCTAATATGCGTGTACAGGCCGCACAGACCATCTTAGATCGTGTAGGACTAGGCAAGACAGATCGACTTGATGTAACAGTAAATACTGGTGGTGGTTTATTTATTCTTCCGGCAAAAAACGAAACAGTTATTGAAGGTGTTTATGCGGAGGAGAACTAGTAGCACTATTCCTTTTGGTTATGCTATCAACGAAGCTAACCCAGAGTTTGTAGTAGAGATACCCGAAGAACTAGAAGCCTTAAACAAAGTTCTTCCGATGATAAAAGATAA